GATGGCACAGTCGTTAGCCTTGCAGGTCGAGGAACCGCTGGAACCGCTTACCGCATTGGTCAGCGTTATGACGCTGTATCTGTTGTCTGTGTGGGTACTAACTCTTACCGCATTATTGGTAACGCAACGGCGGTCTAATGACTCTCTCAGCGTTAGGTATTTTTAGTGCTGCTGGGGCTGGTGGGATAGCAGGAGATTACGAGCTTATCCAGACTCAAATTTTGCCCGGCTCAGTTGCGACAACTGTTTCTTTTACAGGCTTGGGCAGTTTTAGTTCAACCTATAAGCACCTTCAGATTAGATACACAGGTCGAACAGTTTTGGCAGCCTCTACCTCTGATGCTTTGATTGTCAGGGCTAACGGAATCAGCACAACAAGCTACGCACATCATCAACTAGTTGGAACAGGGTCGGCAGTTGAATCAGGTGCCGCAACAAACGCAACAGCTATGCGACTTGGAAGATTGACCGCAGCTAATGGAACTACTAACAGTTGGGCGGCAGGTGTCATTGACATTCTTGACCCTTACAGCACCACAAAAAACAAAACCTTTAGAGGTTTCAGCGGAAACACATCAGCCGATAACATTGTGATTCTTTACAGCGGATTGTTCAACAACACAGCTTCTATTACTCAGCTTGACTTATCTGGTCTCGGTGCTTCTGGTCTGTCTGCTGGTTCACGCTTTTCACTCTACGGAATACGAGGCTAGAAAATGTCCCAAGACTACATTCCATTAGCTACTGTAACTTTAGGTACGGCAACGGCTTCAGTTACGTTTAGCAATATCCCAGCTTCTCCCTATCGAGATTTAATTCTGATTCAAAACCTTGGAACTTCTACAAGCCCAGACGACGTTCTTTGTAGATTGAATGGCGATACAGGCTCAAATTACACTTGGGTAAGAATGTTAGCTAGTGATAGTGGAACTGTATCCAGCACTGGAGTTTATCAAGCATTGCCGGTTCAGTTCAGCGGTGTTGTCTCTGGAGGTATGGCAGTCTTTCAATTATTTGACTACTCCGCTACCGATAAACATAAAACGGCATTATCAAGAGCTGGCGGACCAAACTATAACATCGTTGAGGCTGTTGCTTCACGCTGGGCAAATACGGCAGCGGTAACATCTATGACGCTGATTGTAGACACGGGAAGCCTTGCCGCTGGTTCAACATTTAGCCTTTACGGAATAGTAGCTTAGGGAACAAGAGGAAAATAAAATGCGACTTATAGAAACAAAGACGCTGGGTAGCACTCAGGCAAGCCTTGTCTTCAGTTCAATCCCGCAGACTTTCACCGACCTCTTGGTAGTTATCTCAGCTCGAAGCACTAGAACTGGAAACGCTGGAGATGACCTAACTGTGGTTGTCAATTCAATTACTTCTGGCTACTCTGGCCGAGGACTAGACGGAGTAGGCAGTGGAACTCCAACAAGCTTTACGGATGATGGAGCAGGAACAAAGTTTAGGTATCTCTGTGTTATCAACGCTGCTGACGCAACTTCAAACACCTTTAGCAACAACTCCATTTACATCCCTAATTACACAGGTTCAACTAACAAGTCATTTTCGTTTGAAACTGTGACTGAGAACAACGCAACATTTGCCTATCAGAGAATTTGTGCTGGACTGCTTGCTAACACAGCTGCTATTACTCAGCTAACCTTTGACCCTGACAATGGGGACTTGGTTGCTGGTAGCACAATTTCTCTTTATGGAATTCTAAAAGGCTCTGACGGAATCGTAACAACAAGCTAACAAGAAAGAAAAGAAAATGACAGAAGTAATCACAAAGCTAGTAGTGGACTGCTCAACAGGCATAGCAACAGAAGTACCTCTAACAGCCGAGGAACTAGCACAGCGAGAAACTGACCGCCTAGCTTACGAAGCTCAGGAAGCAGAACGCCTAGCCACCGAGGCTGCTAAAGACGCTGCTAAGGCTTCAGCTCAGGCAAAACTTGAGGCACTTGGCCTAACCGCCGAGGAAATCGCCGTACTCAAAGGCTAGTAATGGCTGACGAAACAACTGGGGTACGCATTACCCAGCAAGCAATTTACGCCAAGCAACTTGAGCATGGGGAAACCCTAGTCAAGATCCTTGAGAAGCTGGACCACTTAGACGAGGTTCCTGCACGCTTGAGAGAGGTAGAGCTGACACTTGCTCGCCTGGCTTGGATTGAAAAGATTGCCTACACAGGACTGACCGCTGGCATCACAGGACTGATTGCCGCCCTAGTTAGCTTCCTAGTAAAGTAGCCCTTTTCTTTAGATTGCACTTGCCATGACTTGGCTTGACATTAGATAACTTGTCAGGCCCACCCTTTGAGATAGGGATTACATGGTCAATGTGAAGTGACATCTCCCAACCCTCAGTGCCAATCTTTCTGCTTAGGCTCAGGTCTATCGGATCACCGCAAATGTGGCAGTTAGTTCCATACAGCTCTAGGACTTGAGCTTCGGTGTATTTCTCCCAGCCGTTAGTCCGTTTCTTAGCCCTCTTTCTACGGGCTATTGCGTTTATCTTGTCTGGGTTTTCGGCTCGATACTTTTTGCCTTTTTCCCTGTGGTATTCAATCTTTGACTTGTAAAGCTCAGGCCATTTGGCTCGCCTTTGTTGATTTAGCTTGTCTTTGTTTTTGTAGTAATAGGCAAGGTTTTGTTTTCTGTATTTATCAGGGTCTTTTTGCCTGCTTATGTTTGAACATAGATTTACACATGGCTTGCACCTTGACTTTTCCCTGCCGGTGTTTGTGTCAATGTAGTAATCGGCAAGTGGCTTAGTTTGCTTGCAGTAGGTGCAAGTCTTATACTCAGTCATAGTGGACTCCTTTTCAGTCTGCTCACGCCCCTGGTTGTTGTAAGCAACGCAGGGGTCTTAGCTTTTATTTTATCGGTAAACTAGACATAAAGACCGATAGGACAAAAATGAGCACAAGGCCACAGTTTCCGCTAGACGGCAAAAAAGGTAAAGACTGGAAGGTGACCAGTCCAATGGGGATTCGCATACACCCTATAGAGAAAATCCGTAAGAGTCACAATGGGACAGATTTGTGGGGGCCAAAGCCAAAGATTTGGGTAGAGGCTTGGCACGATGGTCGAGTCATTGCAGCTGGAACCTCAAAACTAAAGAACGCAGACGGCTCACTTGGTGGTGTCGGTTGGTATGTTGACATTCGCTCAAAGATTGACGGCAAGTGGTATGTAGCTCGCTATGCACACATGGTCGAGAACAGCCTCAAGGTTGTAAAGGGTCAAAAGGTCACCGCTGGAACCAAGCTAGGCATCATGGGCAACACCGGTGCATCGGCTGGCCGACACCTACACTTTGAGATTTGTAAAGGCAAAGTTCACCGCTGGACACTTGACGGCTCAGGCTTTGTTGACCCAATGAAGTTTGTTTTCAATGTTATTGACAAGTGGGATCTAGCCCAGACCATCGCACCAGCGATTGCAGACACAGGCGAAACTCTACCTGCCCCAGTTCACGAGCCAGTCCCAGTAGTAAAAGCCCCTAAACCCCCAAAGGTGCAACCCAAACTTGGTAAGTAAACTAGCCAAAAAGAAAAGCCTACGACTTATGTTTGTGGGCTTTTTTCTTTTCTTTATGGTCTGGCAACCAACCCCTGCTTATGCTGCTCAAGCTATAGCCACAATAACCTGTGCCGACTCGACTGGCAATCAACAAAGCTTTGCGACAGGATGGAACAATGAAAACAACTACTTCATGGATAAAGGCAACATTGCCCAACACTTTTGCGAGGGTGGTTGGGCTGGCCAGCTCACCACTTTTGTTGGTGTTGTATCTAGTGACGGCACTGAGCTGGATCCTGCTTTGCTTTTCCATCCTGGCTATGTTGCTCCTAGTCCTATCAGTCCCACTCCTAGCCCTGAAACTGCACCAGAAACTGAGCAAGTCCAACGCACCGAGGATGTGAGTCGAGATGTTGAAAGAACCGAAACAGTTGTACGCACAGAGGATGTTGCTCGCACTGAGGAAGTTGTCAGAGAGCCTGAGCCAGTGGCTCCGGTGGCTCCCATAGAGCCAGAGCCTACCCCTGAACCAACCCCAACACCGACCCCAGAACCAGAGCCTAGTCCCACAAGCCCTGTGAGGCCTGTAGAGCCGACAAAGCCCCCAGAGGTCATAACACCTACCCCAGAGCCTACTGAGGCTCCTACAGCCCCTACAGAGCCGACAATTCCGATTGAACCTACCCCTGAGCCTGAATTGCCAGTGGAAACAATAAGCATCGAACTAGCGTTAGAAGCTGTCGGTAAACTTGTAGATAACCTACGCTCAATCGGGTCGGACCTTAGTCCAGAAGTACGAGAACAGGCACAGCAAGTAATTGTTGCGTCTGTAATCGTCACCCAGGTCGCTCTAGCAGGTAGGAAACCTTGAAGTTTATCAAAGACCAACTAGACCAAGCTTGGACAATTCTTGGCTTAGGAATCGCTTGGGTCGTACTTGAGGGCACAGCTAAAGACTTTGTTGGTTGGGCCATTCTCATCACAATCGCTATTTGGGCAGCAACTTACCCCCTACGAAAGGACTGACCTATGTGGTTAGACATCGCACGCAGAACCCTAGCTGTAATTATTTTGAAGGTCACAGGCATCTTTGTCGGTGGGGCAGTTATCGGTCTTGAGGTAGCTCAGGCAGTAGCAATGGCAGCCTTCGCCGGAATCATAGATGTGGCTCAGGAACTATCACGCTCATACCTGGCAGATGGTCAGATTGACGCTGATGAGATCAATAAGTCATTTGGCAAGATTGCCGAAAAGACAGATAAGAAAAGCTAAGACCTAAGCTTCGAGCGTTCCTCAGCAGTAGTGCCACCCCAGATGCCCACCATCCCTGCTGATAGGGCATAGTCAAAGCACCTTAGCCTGACAGGACAGTCGTTGCAGACTTCCTTAGCTACGGCGATCAGCTTTTTACGCAGGTACACATCCGGCTCATCCTCTGGGAAAAAGCACTCTGGCAACTGGCTACATTGAACACCCCCATTTTCAGTTATGGCGTGTTGCAGTTCTATGTATTTTCTTTCGAGCTGTCTTGTCATAGGGTCAGATTAGAGTAATCTCAAGATAAATAGCAAACCCACGCCGAGAGAGTTAGCGTGGGCTTGCCGACAAGGAAAGAGAGGGGAACCTTGCCAGTTCTAAAACTACTAACCGAGATAAACGAGTTGCATGATGCAGTCCTACTCGGCGACTTTGCTAATGGCTCTGATGAGTGGCACGAGCTACGCAATCAACCAGGTGCAGTCGGTGGGTCAGACATCGCCGCTATTGCCGGACTAAGCACTTGGGAATCAGCAATTACAAAATGGGCTAAAAAGACTGGGCAGATTCCTGATGAAGTCGAACCTAACATGAGCATGAAGCTTGGCACAAAACTTGAGTCACCTATCTTGGAACTGTTTGCCGATGAGCACCCTGAGTTGGAGATCTACGAAACAGGCACCTGGGCCAACAAGATGTATGACTGGGCAAGAGCAAACCTTGACGGACTTTACAAAGATGCCGATGGCAACTGGGGGATTATTGAGGTCAAGTTCAGCAGAGATTATTGGAGTGGTGTGCCACAGTCTTATCGAGCACAAGTGCTTTGGTACATGAAGGTCTTTGGAATTAGGCGAGCAAAGCTTGTTGCACTTGCTGGCTCTAGCTACATGGAGTTTGACATCGAGTGGGATGAGTTTGAGGCAAACACACTTTGGGATGCTGCCGTTCGATTCCGACAGGCTTGCCTAGACAACATAATGCCTTACTGGGATGGCTCTAACTCAACACTAGAAACCATCCGAGCCTTGTCACCTGGTATCGAGGACACAGAGGTTGACCTTGATGATCTTGGCATGCATTACCTAAACGCTGTCAGAGATTACGAGTCAATCAACCGGAAAATGACAGAGCTAAAAGCTAGAGTTATCAACGCAATGGGGGGTGCAAAGCGAGGCCTAATCTTTGGCGAGCACATGCTCAGTCTTAGATCTAGGGCTGGCGGTGCCCCTTACCTGCACCACGAGAAGGGAAAGTAAATGGCACAAAGCTACAAAGGTCCACTGGATTACATAGATGTTGCAACACGAATAGTTGAGTTTAGAGAGAAGTTTCCACAAGGCTCACTACAGCAGGTCAAGTACGAGTTTGTCGTTGTCAATAACAAGAGCTGGGTTGTTTACACTGCTGCCGCTTATCGGTCACCGGATGACCAGCGACCAGGCATTGGAACAGCTTGGGAACCAATCCCAGGGCCGACAAACTTTACAAGAGATAGTGAAGTGCAGAATGCTGAAACTGCTGCATGGGGTAGAGCGATGGTTGCTGCCCTAGCTGTTGACACTAAAAAGGGAATTGCCTCATCTGAGGAAGTTCGCAATAGACAGGTCAAGAGTTCAGCAACTAGCAAAGACTGGCTGGCAATGTCAGCAGAGTTAGGCAATGACCTTGATGGTTTACGCTTGCTTTACAGCGAGGCCAAGACTGGTGGGGCTGATTCAGCAACGCTAGATAAGATCAAGGAAATTGCCAATGGACTATCAAGCCCAAAGGATTCTGCTTAGTTCCATACTTGAAGTGCAAGAGTGTTTGCACGAGCAGTATGACCGAGGCGAGTACGACATACTCACCGACCTATGGCGATTACAAAGAGAGAAAGCGAAAAGGCTAAGAGATGGAGATTATTACACCAGGCCACATAGTCCAGGAGCTACAACGCCTGACAAGCGAGATGGACAAGGGGGCTAACGCTCTCTACGATGCCGAGTGCAAGATGGCAGATGCTGAGGCTGCTTATGACAAGGCAGTATCTTTAGCCTTTATCAACAACGCTGGAACTGTGGCAGACCGGCAAGCTGTGGCTAAGTTGCAGTCGGTAGAGGAAAAGCTAAAGGCTGATCTAGCCAAAGCTGAATACAACAGGGTCCGAACCAAGCTAAAAACCTTGTCAGACCAAGCCACAATCATGGCTGTAATCAGCAAAAATGTCGAAATACAGTGGAAACACGCCTAGCTGGTAGCCTACTTGGGTGATTGCCGAAACCTGTAGCTGTGGGGCTAAGTTCAAGACTGACGAGCCTAATCCCATTGTGCTAGTCAGAGAATGGCGAAGGAAACACACTTGCCAAGACAGTGCAGATGAGTTGCGTGACATCGAAACGACCAGCACGATCGGCTTTAGTGCTGACTACAAAGGCACAGGCTTAGACATCCCTGCTAAAGAGTATGACCCTTGGGGGGATGATGAATAAGAAAAGCTTTCAAAAGTTCCTAGATCGTGACAAGTGTTGCTCGCACTGTGGCACTACAGATGACACTCTCATCCCTCAGCACCGCAAAAACCGAGGCATGGGGGGAAGTAAAGACCTAGACAGACCTAGCAACATCATTGTGCTTTGCTCAGAGGCTAATGGCTTGCTTGAGTCAAACAGCAAGTTTGCCGAGCTAGGCAGGAAGTTTGGCTGGAAGCTAGAGAGATGGCAAGAGCCTGAAAGCACCCCCGTTTACATGGGCAACGGCTGGTTCCTGCTAGACAACGATTACAACACGCACGAGGTTCAGCATGACATCGAATACTTTTAGAGTGCTAAGGTAAAACCATAACTAAATAAAAGTGCCGCCTAGAGATCGGAACCTCTAGACGGCGTAATACCAACAATCAGTCTGTTGGCATCGCTATAAGTCTAGTGTGCCAACTCTTTAGAGGAAGGCACATTTGTGTTTAACTGGGACAATAAAAACCTTGCCGAGGTTTTAGAAAACTACGGCGGCAACATCTTTATGGCCGAGATGGATTACCAGGCTATGGGACTCGACAACGGCCAATGGGTCATGCTCGTCAAAGAGGGCTACGATAACAGAGTCATTAGCCCAACTGTCATGATGCTAATGGCTGAGAGGGCAGCTGCAAGATGAGTGGTGTTTACAAAATCTACCGGCACGATTCACAGCCGTTTGCTCAAGTGCCAAACAGTGCAATTAGAGATCCTGAGATAAGTCCAAACGCCTTTAGGTTGCTTGCCTACCTTATGAGCCACAAAGAGGGCTACGAGCTTACCTATGGTCAGATTGAGCGACAGACAACGCTTGGCAGATACGCAATCAACGAGGCTATTCGAGTATTAACTATCAAGGGTTGGCTCAGGACTGAAAGAACCAAAAAAGACAACGGCCAGTTTGGTCCAACATCGTTTCACATACTTGACCCAGAGGCGGTTGATTCCGTAGCGGATGACTCCAGCGTGGGTCATTCCACTATGGAACAGCCAACGGACATTAAGAATACTAATTACTTAGAGAATACTAAAACTAAAGAAAAACACTTAGAGGCATTTGAAACATTTTGGTTGCTTTACCCTAAACGAATAGCTAAAGCTGATGCTCTAAAAGCCTGGAACAAAGCAATAAAGAAAAAAACCGCTGATGAGCTGATTGCACTAACCAAGGCCTATTCCGAAAGTAAGCTACCCGACATGACCTACATCCCCTACCCAGCCTCATGGCTAAACAAAGAACTTTACGAGTCAGTCGAAGTCCAAGAAAACAAACCATTGCAAAAGCTAAAGATTGGTAAATGGCATGACTGACTTTGAGCTATCGGTAATCGGCTCCATCCTGCTGACCAACGGCAAGGCACTCGATGACCTAACATTGGCACCGGATGACTTCCTAGATCCAAGCCACGAGATTATCTACAAGACCATGCTTGAGATGAAGCACCACCGCAACCCGATAGATGTTGTCACAGTCGGAGCTAGGTTGCCGAAGCTTGCCAGCTACCTGCATGACTGTGTGACTGCTACCCCAACCGCTGTGAGCGTGAACTTTTACGCCAGCAAGGTTGTTGAGGAAAGCACCAGACGCAGACTAAGCACCACCGCTGCTGTAATCAGCGAAACAGCCAAGCACTCTGACCTTGCAGAGGTAATGGAAAAGGCTAAGAAAAGCATTGACGGAATCATCGAGCGAAACATTGCAGTCAAGCCGAGCTATGTTGATGACGAACTTATCCCTTACCTTGACGAGCTAGACAAGCCACGCAACTATCCAACAACACCTTGGGAACAGCTCAACAACATCATTGGTGGATTGCGACCAGGTGCCCTTTACATCATTGGAGCTCGACCAGGTGTAGGTAAGACAATCGTTGGAGTGCAGTTAGCTTGGCACTTATCCAAAACTGGCCCTGTATCGTTCCACAGCCTTGAGATGGGCAAGTCGGAACTCTACAACCGCATCATCGCTATGGAAGCTTCTGTCTATCTCGGCAACATCGAGAAGGGAACTATTAGAGATCACGAGTGGCAAAAGATAGCCGAAACAATTAGGCAGACCAAACACGAGCTTGCCATCCACGATAAGTCAGGGCAGACCATCCAGCAGATTAGAGCACTAGCAAACAGCGTGAAGTCTGACGGCAAACTAAAGGCGATTGTCGTTGACTACCTTGGCTTGATTCAGGACACCGAGAAGGGCCGAAAGCGATACGAGATGATTACCGACATCTCCATCGGGCTAAAGAACCTTGCCAGAGATCTAGAAGTGCCGGTCATCGCACTAGCCCAGCTCAACCGAGGACCAGAGCAACGAAAGAACTCCGAGCCTGACATGGCAGACCTAAGAGATTCAGGTGGCATTGAGCAGGATGCCGATGTTGTTATCTTGCTGCATCGAGAGCAGGTAGAAGGTGACATGGAGTGGGAGCGTTCCCAGATGATTCTGAATGTCGCAAAGAACCGACATGGCACCACAAATAAAGCGTGGCTCAAGTTCGAGGGTCACCATGCCAGAGTTGTCGAAGGCTAAGATTATGGCGTGGATGACAATGTGGCACTGTGTTGCCGATGTGGTGCTACCTGGAAGGTCAACACCCATAAACGCAAGAGGAAAGACCTCAAGTGCCAGTCCTGCCGTATGCACCGAGCCTTGGTCATCAAGTACGGCTCTGAAAAGTGCATCCCTTGGCAAGGCGAGTTTGACAAGGCAACCCTTACTGTGCCAATCTTTGATGGCCAGCCTGTCTTACCTGGCATTAGATCATGTGGCCACAGCGACTGCACCAACCCCAATCATGTCTTAGGCGACCACTAGAGTAAACAAAACAACAAGAGATAAGGAAAAAAGAGATGGCAAGTATCAAAGTAAAGGGCACTGTTAGCCGAGTATTTTACGAAGGCAAGGGCATTGAGCTGACCGAGGCTTACACAACCAAGGCTGGCGAAACAATCAACAAGCGATACACAGTATGGCTAAAGGCACCTACCACTTGGGATGTTGGCGATGAGCTACAGGTTGAGGGTCTTTACTCAGCCGAGATTGACAACTGGACCAACAAAGAGGGCGAAGCTAAGCAGTCCATCAAGGTAAGCATCAACAACCCTTACATCACCCCAGGCGACCCAGCTCAGGTAGTCAAGTCATTGTTTGAGCCGACTCACGAGCCAAGCCCTTTTTGAAAAATCTCCGATGGCTAGTGCCAGCTCTCACCGCCGGCATACTAATAAACCTATCTTTGAACACGACTAGCGTTCTTGGGGGTTTGGCACTAGCCTTGGGCCTTATCTACAGCATCGCTGCCATAATGGGAGCATGGGACTTGTATGGCAGAGGTAAGCTTTAGCATTACTGGTGATCCAGCAAGCCAAGGCTCACACGCCATAATGAATGGCCGCATAGTTCAGGTCAATAGCAAAAAACACAAGGCTTGGCGAACTGCCATAGTCAACGAGGTCATTGCGACCTTGCCAGCCGACTGGGAGCCAATAGACGGCTCCTGCGAGCTGATAGTCAACTTTTACATGGCAAAGCCAGCATCAGTCAAACGCTCATCACCCTCAGTAGCCCCAGACCTAGACAAGCTGGTCCGGTCAGTAGGCGATGCCCTAGCCATTGCAGGGGTCTACACCGATGACAGCCGAATCACTCGAATCT